GCTCGCTGCTTGATCTCCTGTATTTTGTGTTGGAGTGTTGACATTTCCTTTTAAATTTAATACGTTCTTAACCAAAGATAGTTCATCTTCTGTTAATTCAAAGATTTTCTTCTCATAAATTAATCCTACTCCCTTTACACCATCATTTGAAACTATCCAATCGTTGAGCGTACATACTCCATTTTGCCACCTCTCAAGCCAAACAGAGCCTAATATTTTATCTACGTCCGCTTTCTCCTTTCTATCTTCTTGCAATATTGGAATATGGCTAAAATCGGCGTGTACATATTTACGATCTATGTTAAAAAACTTTGTATAGCTCTGAGCGTATTTATTTGCCATTGGAATTATTACATCTGAATAAAAAGACTTCATGTCTGCTTTCGCATTATTGAAAGTTGACTTATCCTTAGATGGTACTAAATGTGGAGGCACTCTTAATGCTGAATAGATAGCAATTGCATTGGATAGGGTTTCTTCAAATGGTTGCAATTCTTGAATAGACATCGAGGTGTCGATATATTCAACGGGAGCGGAAGATACCCCTATCTGAGATTTCCCTCTTTGCAATCCATAGTTGGCTTGATAAGCATCTTGTGCGTCTTGTTTTTCCTTTGGTGTTAGCGCCATCGTACCACTCGCATCTGTTTTCTTAGATACTATGAATCCTAATGCGCCACGTTTGACATAGATAACGTTTCTTGCTTCGTAAACTGGGATTAAGTTTTTAATTGCAATACTAGCACCTTGAAGTGGAGAAACAAATTTATCTGATTCATTGCCAAATGCAATATCTAGTTGAATGAATGGCAAAACATTTTTAACCTCGAATACTCTTTGCCCTTCTTTGTATGATTGCACTAAATCATTCATCGAAGTAGATGAATAAATATCTACATTCTTTTTTAATTCAATACTTAGCTTAGATGTAGGTAAATTCCAAAGAGAAATAATATTATCAAATGTTGGTTGTAGTGTAGAAGGTCTATTTATGTATTGAAAATTCGCACCCGTCAAAAGTTCATAGCATACGGATTGCCAAATGAACTGCTTAAAATTCATTAACGGATTTGGATATTCAAATAATTTATTAAAATACGGATCGTTATAAACCACCTCATCATTACTATTTTTTCTCAATTGCCAATTAGCATCAGCAACCCTCGATGCTATTTCATTAACTGGTGCGAATATTTCAGGTAGGCAATAAAATAAATTAATATAGTTTTGTTTTGAATAGTGACCACCCAATAAAGACTCTAAGTAATTTTCAAGATGCTTAGGTTCATATTCGCTATATTCATAATGCCCTCCTTCACGCTCAATGAATACTTTTTCAGGTATCTGAATGTTTCTTTTGTTAAGATTTTCACCCCATGTTTTTGGATTATACCATGCCATATTTTATATTTTATTCATTCCAAAAAGATGAGCAAAATTAACTTCGAAATAACTACCTGCCATCTCGCAAAGATCGGGAGCATCATCATGTTTATTTCTTTTGCCTGCTTCTTGAATTTTTAAGTAAGATGTTAAGTTCCTCATAAATTTATAATATTGCGGGTAATTTTCATAGTCGCTACGAAAATACATATTATTTCTTATAAAAGATGAACGGTTTAAAATTCTACTATGCTTACTTGTTCGAGGTCGTAACATTCTGAACTCACCTTCAAATCCCTTTTCAGCTAAATCTTCCCTAACTCTTTTTGCCGTTTCCACCCATCCAAAAACAGATTCAACGCCTACGCTATTAGCTTTTGATTGCTTAATCATTTCGACTAAGGCTAACTCGTTACTGTCTGCTCCGTCAGTGTTATACAAAACATCGGTTAAAAATATCTTATCACCTATTAACTTGAAAACACCACCTGCAAAATCATCACCGCCTTCATTGGCTGGGTCGCATGGAACAAAAGTAAAGTCAGGATCATTTAATCCTGCTGTATTATTAATATCGAAGTAATTTAAGTCTTTTAATGGGAACATTAGACCATGCTTAGGCATTGGATTTTGCATGTACTGCCTTTCAAAAACTATTTCATTAGCCTTTTTGAGACTTAAAAGCTCCTCGATTGTGTGCTTAAATTCCCATAATGGAGTGCCGTCTTCCTTAATGCAGGGCAATTCTATCACCTCCCACTCATCTTCTTCATTATCACGTTGCAAGTAACCGCTAAGGTCATTAGGATGTAACCTTTGCATAATTACAACGATGGGAGTATTTCTGCTATTGACACGGTTTTTTATAGTTGAATCGTATCTATTATTTACTTTTTCTCTAAGAGTATCTGAGTCTGCATCGTCAGGCTTAACGGGGTCATCTATTATTATAGCTCCACCAAAATTCAATTTCCTATCAAGATCGCTTATTCCATTTTGACTAATGTCATTTAAAAACTCGTCTAATTCTTCATCTACTTGACCTGCTCCAAATCCAGTCACTTGTCCACTCGCAGAACGCGCTAAAACGCCACCGTTTTTAGTAGTGTACCATTTATCTTTTGCCCTTGAATCTTTCTTGATTTGGACTTCTGGAAATACAGTTTGGTATAATTCAGATTGTATTAAGTCTTTTACAGCTTCAGAGTTATCTAATGCTAAATTATCTGCATACGATAAATGTATAAATTTAGCTGAAGGATTTAAAGCGAGTCCATGACTGATTAATGATTTAACCGCTAATTCAGTTTTCCCGTATCTTGGAGCAACATTTATAATCAGTCTTTTGAGTTCCCCTTTAAGAACTCTTTCCAATGCTTCACAAATAATAGTATGGTGCTCACCAACTATAAACTTTCTATTGTATTGGTCTTTAAAAAAGAATCTAGTGTGAAATAAAAGAGATTTTAAACACTTGACTTTGGCTACTTCTAAAGTTTCAATATCATAAGTCATTCTCTAAAGTATCGCTAATTTGTTTGATTTTCTCTTTTGAAAGATTGATGTTAACTTCGGATTTCTTTTGCTCATTGTCTTTTTCAAAGCTTCCAATAATCTTGCCTAACATTTCAGTAGCTTTATTTGCTCCTCCAAAATCTTTTAAGCTAAAAGCGTCATCTGAAATATCCTTAAATCTAGTCATTACCCATTCTTTAGTAATTCCAGACTTTTCAGAATACTCGGCTTTTAATTTTGATAGATAATTTTGAACGTCTTCACGTTGCAATAATTGCCAACCTTGTTGCCTTGAGGTATCTTCACTAAAACCTGCATAAATAGCAGATTGAGACGCATTTAACGTTTCAAAGTATTTATCTGCAAATCTTTTATGATTTTCGTTCATTGTAAAGTATTGTAAAGTAAGCTATAGTAAAGATACAAAATATTTCCCTTACCAAAATTCACTTCTTTTACAGAATTGACCACCAACTTTATATCGAGGATCTAGTGGAGTTTTTTGCCAAAAGTTCTTTTGATTGTTTGAGCAGTTATTAAGCACTTGATAACCAAACATGGTTGAATCGTTAACAGCGTGTAATGCTCTAATTTCACCGCAGTCACATTTAGGCATTACAAATACTGGTTCATCTTTCTTGCAAGAAGCTAAAGAAAGGAATGTTAAAATGATGATTAGTTTTTTCATTATAAATAAGTTTTAAATCCGTGATCTATTAATTGTTTTTTCATTGCGTTTATTGCATCTTGGTCTGTTGGTACAGGTTCAGTTACTTGTGAATTTTCTATAATATAATAATCTACTAAATCTTCAAAGTCTACGTCCATATTCTCCCAAGATGCTACTTGTAGCCAATTAGCGAAATGCATAAGTTCTTCTCTTTTCATGGTTTGTTGTTTTTCTAATTTATTTATTAAAGTTTTAACTGCATCGAAATCGCTAATAATATAATTTCTCGATCTTTCATTAGCTAACTGATTTAGTATCTCTGCAAATCTACTTGTAGTAATTTCTTCTCTATCTAGCTGTGGCAGGTATTCCTTTATGTCTGCAAGTATTATTAGTTTTTTCATGGTTGTTTTGTTTTACTCAAAAATTCGTTCTTGCATTCCTTAATAATACTTTTTTCTTCCACCCCCAAAAAAACTTCATTTAGCATACTCTTAAAGTATTTAGGTATTCCTTTGTACAAGTATTCGTATTTTACAGCCTTTTGATACATTAACGCAGCATCTTTTTCCTTTTCAAATACTCCTAAATATACTCTTTCTTTTTTAATTAAAATTTTAGAAACCCATTTATTATACCTTTTATTAAAAGTTACCCCAGTATATTTGCTGTACCCTTTTTTACCTATGTGTTTATTTGATGTAAACTCTCGTCTATGTATTAATTTTTCTTCTTTAATTATTTGGTGCTTATCGTATGAAATTTTATGAAAACAACTATAATATATTCTATCTACTTCCACTCTTTCCTTTATATTGTTTTTAGATAAGTTTAGGCTATATCCATTTGTAGATTTTATAATCTTACCTTTTAGAGTTTTTTGGAATGTTTTGTCTTTTATTTTCCTTAAAACTACCCTATCTAAAGACCTTATTTCCTTGAAATTACTTATTTCATACAACCCATAATAATTAGGTATTGGCAACCATATTTCTTTGCTCATAATTTAATTTTTATTCTCAAATCCTAATCGTTTCAAAACTTCAATACGATTAATTTTTACTGACTCTGTAATCTTTAGTTTTTGTAGTTCCCGACCGTTATAAGTTCCTGATCCATCGTTTTTATAAACTACTTCTTTAAAGACAACTTCTACTTTATTGTGAGTAGCGTAAATATTACAATATACGATTTCTCCTAGTTTTACAGTATTCATGTTTTCATTTTTACTCATACTCACTATAATGATGAATAGCAACAAATCGGTTTAGTTTCTTATGCCATTTTAGGCATGATTTTGATATTTTAAGTAGTAGTTCCGATAATAAGAATATCGTAGCTAATGTTATGTTTTTAATTGTTTTCATGGCTTAGCTCTTCAATAAGTTCATCAATTTCTTTTTTACACTCATCGACACTTTCTGCATATCCGATTATCTGCTCTTCTCCTTCTTCGGTGAAGTAGAATTGCATTTTTTTAGGTGCAAATCCCGTATTATCTTGGTTAATTTCGTATCCTTTATATTTCATCGTTATTTGTTTATCAATTCTGATTTAAGCACCAAATCATACTCTTCTGGCATTTGTATCAGTTTGCTTTTTTCTGATAGTTTAGCCAAAAAGAATTGTAGCATATTACTTTGTGCAGGTGTTAATCCTATTTGTAAAATTCTACCTTCTGGTGTTTGTTGAATTAAGGCAATTGTGCCCGGTTCTACTGTTTCAAATGTTGCCATAATTATTTGTTTTTTTTATTTGTTAATATATCCTTCAAAATATAATGTGTCGTGTCCTATTTGCCACACACGATTACAACAATCTCTTTGCTCTCCATATTCAGGAGCTTTAGGTTGTATTGGTTGCTTTTTAGGAGTTGAGCAAGATGTTAAGATTAGTATCAAGAGTAGGTATTTCATTTGTTAGTTGATGTTATTCCTTAATCTTCACCACAAAAGCACTCATCCCGAATGCTATGTAAGTTTTTTGAGAAATTGACAAAGGCACTAATGTAAATTCTTCGTTTTTTAGTGATTCCTCAAACTTAAATGAAACAATTGAAAGCATATATCCATCATTATCAATCCTTGAAATGAACATCAAATCCTTACCTAAAAAAATAGGCTGTTCG